AACTGACTGCGCTTGCGCTGGTTTTCTCCATTGTGAGCGAGAATATCCTGCTGCTGGCGGATGAGGTCGGACGCGCTCACCGGTTCATCCGGCGCTTCCGGGTAGGAAATGAGTTCCTCGGCAAAGTGCTTTTTCTGGGCAGCCAGCTGGCCGGTGAAGGTGCGCTTGTCGTACAGGGCCTTGATTTCCATATCCCGGGTGTGCAGCTCGGTGCCGATGCCGATGATCCGCAGCAGGATGTCGGCCTTTTCCTTGTCGCTGGCGTCCATGAAGCGGGGCAGGTCGAGGGCCAGAGGTTCCACAAAGGCGTTGAGCAGCTGCTGTCCGCTGCGGCGGCCCGTGGGGTCGGTAACGGTCAGGCTGGCATTTTTGCCCTTGCGCTCCACCACCACGCCGTTGGAAAGCTTGACCATCAGGTGGGCCGGGGCCAACGCGCCGTCCCGCTGGGCCGCGTCCGGGCGGAAACGGTCGCCGCCGAGAGCCCACGCCAGCGCGTCCAGAACGCTGGTCTTGCCCTGGTTGTTGTTGCCGCCCACGAGGGTGAGCCCGGTGGGGGCCGGCGTGAGCGCAACGGCCTTGATGCGCTTGACGTTTTCGGCTTCCAGAGCCGTGATCTTTACAGACATGCGGATACCTCCCCTTGAGCGGATGCGAGTGTGTGAACCAATTGGTTGATCGCGCTCTCCCGCTGATCGTCCGGCAGTTTGCGGAACTGCAGTTTTGTGGATTGAACGATGCTGGTGATGGAGCGCCCGGCCAGAATGATGCTGTCGTAAGCGTCGCGGGCGTCCTGCTCCTGCTTGACTTTGTAGTCGGCGGTCATACCGGCGGCGATCTCGTAGGCTTTTTCGCCCGCCCGGCGGTCTACTTCTTCTTCGTCCACCACAGCTTCGATGGGCTGCTTTTTCAGGGCATCGTTCTCCGCCTTGAGTTTGTCGGCGCGCAGCTTGGCCGCTTCGGCGACCTGCCGGGAGCCGGAAAGCTGGTTCTCGACATCCTTGGCACGGGCTTCGGCCTTGTCTGCACGGTCCTTCTCCTGCGAGGCTTTCAGGCCCAGCCGGTTGCAGTCCTTGGCGGTGCTCAGCTGGTCAGCACGGGCCTTGTCCCGTTCGGTTTCGGCCTTTTGGGCACGTTCGGCCAGCCCGTTGATGTCGGCGTTGGCGGCTTCCAGATGGGCTTCGGCAGCGTCGGCACGGTCTTTTTCGGCTTTGAGTTGGGCCAGCAGCTCCTGCACCCGCTGGCTGTCTCCGGCGGCTGCGGTGAGCTGTTCCGCGCAGCCGGAGCGGGCGATCAGGTTCAGGTCCTTGCGGGAGATGGACGGCAGTAATTTTAAATCCGCAACTGTTGCGGATTTAAAAGCATCTCCGTTCTGGGTCATTGTCCGGGCGCTGCCCTCGCTCATGCCTTTACTTTCGTACCACTTTGTCCATGTACCGCCGCCATAGCGGCCAGCCTTGGCCGTCAGGGCGTGCATCTTGGCAACATAGATGCAGGAAATGAGGTATTCGTCCTGAGCTGCACCGTAGTGCAAATCAAACTGCTGATCGGCAGCTACGGCCTGTTCAGACAATTCCCCCAGGGCCGAGAAGTCGAAACTGGAGTCGGCGGGGATATTGCCGAACGGTTCGGCAACATCCTCAGAGTGAGCGGGGGTCAAATGCTTTTCGCCCTCGGTCTGGTAGCTGTTGCACTCCTGCACGGGTTGGCCGCAGCTGCGGCAGTTCCCGAAGCATTCTTCTTTGCACCCGCCACAGGTGCAGGTAGAGCAGATACAGGGAGGAGGAACATCCAAGGAAGGTTCCTCCTCTACCGGTTCGATGGGTGCGTTCTTGCAGGGCTTGGCATCCCTGAGGGCGGCGAGCATCCGTTCGGGGAGCTCGTAGTCGTCCATCGGAATGAACTCGTCGCTGGTCAGAAACGCTTCCGGGGTCAGCCGCTTTTCAACGGTCTTGGCTTTGCCAAACTTCTGGGCCAGCAGATGACTTTCTCTCCAGACGTGTACAGATTCGTCCCAGCGCCAGAAGCGCCCACGGGTATAGGCGTAGTAAACATCGTTGCTGTTCTGGCTGATGATCATACCCTCACCTCCGTGTCCTTCAGGCGGTCGAGCATCTCAACCTGAAGGGCTTTGTTCAAGTCGCGGAAGCGGTTGTTTCGCCAGCCGTAGCACAGGATGGTGCCGCAAAGCACCTCGCCGCGCCAGATGCGGTTCGGCTCGCGGCCTGCAGCGCTGTGCAGCAGGACGGCAGGTGTGCGGGAGAAATATTTCTGGTCGGCAGGGCCGCCCAGCCATCCTTCAGCGCCCTGCAGCGTGTCCGGCAGGGTGGTGACGACCGGGGCCTTGCCCGGCTCAATAAGGATTCCTTTCATGTGTTGTCCTCCTGATAGCCATGTTTGATGCAGAGCTTTTCCAGCTCGTTGTAGTGCATGTCGTGGGTATACTCCACTGCGTGCTGGCGGTCGCCCTGGTATGCGTCTGATAAGACGGTAAGAATTTCCAGCGCGGCCAGCGCCGTGCCGAGAGAGCTAACGGCCCGATCGAGCGTGTCGCTCCTGAAATCTCTCTGAATGCCCGGGTCCTTAAAAAGGTATCGGTCGGGGCGAAGAACACCGCTGGCAAAGCCGTGCTCGATGCGTTCCGCTGCGCCGCTGAGTGCAGAGGCTGTGCGGTTCAGTTCGGCCAGCTGGTCATAGATGAGGGCCGACTGCCATTCGGGCACATTTTTGATGTACGCCAGCAGCGATTTTTGTTTTTCGGTAAGCATTTTGCTTGTAAAAACCTCCAAAGTATGTTATCCTTCGGGGTGATGTGACCTGAGAAATCTCATCACCCTTTGGGCTTGTCCGTGTTGGCGCACGGGCAGGCCTTTTTGCGTTTACGGTGTGCCGGTGGAATCAGGCCGTCAACCTCGCTGCGGGGGATGTACTCCCGCTGGTAGATGTACTTGAGGTGTTTCTTGCTATCCTTGAACCAGTGGCAGACGGCAGCTGAAAAGCTCACGGCATTTTTATAGCCTAGTTTGGCGGCACACATGGCAGATGTTCCCGCCGCCACCAGTTCACCGGTCTTGGCGTCCCAGACGGTGTACCACATGACATGGTGATAATATTCACGCGCGCTCATGCTCCGCGCTCCTGGTCCTCCGGGTATTCCGGGTTGCGGGCGTGCCGGCGGTCGATTTTGCCGTAAGGACTCCGGCGCTCCTGGGCATCCTCAAGCGCGAAGCTCAGACGGCCCAGCGCAATCGCTGCCAGAATCAGCACCATTGCGGTGACGAACTCGCTGTCGGTGATGGGCTGGCCGACCTGTGCGCCGCCCTCGATGCCGAGAGCGTACAGCAGGCCGACCGCACCGCAGGCGACGGCGGCCCATTGCAGGACTACAGGTTTAAGCTTCATGCTCCAATCTCCTCTCCCAGAAGGTCCTTGATCTCACAGGTCTCCCACGGCTCGCACCAATCAGAGGCAAATGCCTTGACCGGGTGCCACTCGCCATCTGCGAAAACCTGCAGGCCGGTGTGGTGCTCGTCCTGAGTGCGTCCGCCCAGCTGATAGCAGCCGGATGCCCGGCACCCATCCCAGCGGAACCATTTGTTCCAGAACAGCGGTGCAACGTATGCGCACCCGATGGGGGCCTGCGCCCGCTCACGGGCGGGGATAATTGTGGTGGTCATAATGTTCTCCTTACTTGTAGCTGCGCTTCTGGACGCTGGTGCGGCCGTAGCGCATGAAGTAGATAAAGCCAAGCCGCGGGATGCGGATGGTACTGCCGTACAGGATCACCGGGAAGCCCAGGGCTCCGGCATCGATCTGTGCCTGGCTGCGGATGGACTGCACGCTGCAGCCCAGGAACTGCGCCACCTGCTCGGCGGTCAGGGTCTGCTGGGGGTAGGTCTCCAGCTCGTCCAGCGTGGTGGGGAACGGGGTCTTTTCCATAGTCAAGCTCCTTTCACGCCACGGGCCGCCCGTCCAGCTTTTTCAAGCTGTTGACCAGGTTGATGCTGCGGGCTGCGGTCTCCATCTGCTCAAATGCGTCCTCGTCCATGCCTTTGCACAGGTCATGGATGCGGATCAGCCGCGTTGCTTCCTGCACGGTCAGGCCGTAGGCGGTGGGGTTCAGGGTGTTGTTCTTATTGCGTGCCATGGTTATTCCTCCTTCTTGGCGGGCAATGTGCCGATGACGGCGTTCATAATCTCGTCGAAGCCGGGCAGGCCAAAGGCCACGATGCTCAGCTGGTCGATGCGGCTGTCCAGATTGGACTGCGCTTTGGTCACAAGGCTTTCCGCCTGCCGCAGGCTGTCGCAGATCTTGCCGTAATCGGTCTTGGCCTGCATATACCGGGCTTTGTAGTTGTCGCGGTGCTTGATGAAGTCGTTGCGCAGATTGATGACGTCGGCCAGCTCTGCTTTCGCGCTGCTCACCGCCTGAATGGCGGCGTTCAGCTGGGTGTTGGTGGCTTCCAACCGCTCAATGTGCTGCTGTGCCTGAAAGCTCTCGTAAGCGCCTGTTTTGCGGATGGCGGGCAGCACCTCGCTGGTCACCCAGCGCTTGAAGGCCTTGGCCTTGGGCATCTTGCTGGACAAAATCAGGCTGTACAGGCCGGACTCGTTGATGAGGGCGGTCTTGGATGAGGGGGACACATTCCCATTTTGGGAATCTGCCCCCTGCGGCAGCATCTCAAGCCGCTTGTCCTCCTCATCGACGTGGGCGATGATGGCCTTGCCGGGATTTTTGTACCCCAGTGCCACAGCAACGTCCTTGCCCACCAGCCAAGGTGTGCCGTCGATCTCGACGGTGCGCACCTGCCCGAACTCCGGGTTCTCAAAGATTTGTAAGTCGTTCATGTGGATTTGTACCTCCTTGTATTCACTTCACTTTCGCTGTAAAATAAAAAGACGGAAAGGAGGTGAATGGAAAAATGATTTTTGAAAATTTTTTAAGAATGCATGGTCTGAATATGCAAATTGAGCGAGATGGTGAAATTATTGCAACCGTTCCAGGTTTGCCAAACCGAGAAACGGCAACGAACCGTCAGTACGTTGGATTTCGCCCAAAAACCGATATTAAAATAGACGATGTTATTATCACTCCGGCCAATGAACGGCTTTATGTAACGGAAACGCAGGCATCGTTCTTCCAAAAGCAGCAGGAAGAAATAAAAGCGTTCTATATGACCGAAGTCGAGAAAAAGCGAAAAGAAACCGAACAGCGTCAGAGTAATATTTATAATATCGGTACAGCTTACGGTTCTGTAATTGGAACAGCCAATACAGCGACCATCAACTACCAGACGAATTTTCAGGAACTGCGGGAAAGGGCAGAAGCTGAAGATGCACCGGACAAAGAGCAAGTCCAGAAGTTAGTTGATCTTGTTGAGATGATCGTAAATGACCAGATTCCTCCGCAGAAGGGATTGTTGTCCAAGTTTTCCGAAACGATGGAACGTCACTCGTGGATTACAAGTGCTGTTGCATCTGCGCTTGTATCGTGGTTGACACAACTTCCGCACTAATCTCGATGGTCAAGTTTAACAATGCTTTTCCATTGCTGGACTGAACCAACGAATAATCCTTCACATTCTGGATAACCGTTCCGTCTATCTGGCAGCTAAAACGATTGTCCAAGTGCGACAGCTGAATCTCTTGCGCCCCGCGCTTCTCTTCCTTAGGAGCGTGGGGCCTTTTGCTGTTGCTCATCTTCTTCACCTCCTTGCTTGTTGTAAAGATTGTTGTGAAACCTCAACTTTTAGGGCAGAAAAAATAGTGCCCGATTTTAGTAACCGGAATGCTGAGCAGGTCGCAGAGACGAGAAATCTCATCCTGACGGAATGCAAATTCACCGGCAAGTTTTCGGTTCAATTGTCCTTCACTTACGCCGATTTTCTCAGCACATTCCTTTTGCGTCAGGCCACATTCAGTGATTCTGCCCCGCAGTCGGTTATAGTCCATTTCTGGCATTTTGCTCACCTCCTATGGATTATTTATGGTTGTGAATTTCTCAACCACACCACGAGTATAGTCCATCTGTTGCGATTTGTCAACAGTAAATTTTGAGATTTCTGAACTTTTTGCACTGAAAGTATTGATTTTTCGCAACCGCTCACATATAATTAAACCAGACTACGTTGAAAGGGCGTTAAAATATGAAAATCTCAACCTTTGCTCAACGACTTCGTGCAGGTCTGGACGCACGCCAAATGACACAAGCGGAACTTTCTAGCAGGTCGAAAATCTCAAAATCAAGTATTTCACACTATCTGAAAGGTGACTGGGAAGGAAAGCAAGATGCGGTTTACTCAATCGCTCAAGTGCTGAATGTTTCTGAAGCCTGGCTCATGGGCTATGATGTCCCGATGGACGCAGAGCACGCCACCCCCTCTCAGCCCGCGCAGAAGGCCACAATCCCACCGGGGTTTGAGCCCATGCCGGAGATGGACATGGTCCCATTGGTGGGCCGGATCGCCTGCGGTACGCCGATCACGGCGGAACAGAACGTGGAGCGCATAGTCTGTGTGCCGTCCAAGTGGCGCTCCACCTTTACACTGACCTGCAAGGGCGACAGCATGGAACCACGGATCCATGACGGTGATCTGGTGGCCATCCGGAAGCAGCCGGAGGTGGAAAACGGCGAGATCGCTGCTGTGCGCATCGGGGAAGAGGCAACCCTGAAGCATGTCTATCTGCACGAGAACTTCATTGAACTGAGGCCGGAGAATCCGGCTTTCAACAGCATCATCCTCAGCCGGGAGGACATGAACGACGTTGTAATCGAAGGCAAGGCCGTCGGACTTTGCCGGGATATATAAACAAAACAGGAGGACATTATTATGGGCTTTATGGACACATTACAAAAAGAATCTTCTTACTCAGAGGCATCGGGCAACGCATACCAGTATGTTGTTCTTCAGGTGACGCTGAAAGAAAAGTTTATCGGTACAGGTTCCGGCAACCTGACGGAGTTGGAAAACGTCATCAACCAGCAGGCTGCTAAAGGCTACCGCCTGCACACGATTACCACCGCCAACGGTGGCAGCAAGGGCCTGATGGGCGGTGACCGCATTCAGGCTACAATGGTTTTTGAAAAGGTGAACTGATATAAGGACGAAAGAAAACGCCCGCCGGGCATGCCGATGGTCTACACCGGCCCCCAGCTGGAAGATGTGCACATTGAGGGCGAAGCCGTGGGGTATACGCACTGGTTTGGCTGAGGAAGATAAAATGGAAAAGAACTTTCAGTTTTTAATTTACCGCTCTGCAGAAGAAGATGTTTCAGTCAACGCCATTGTGAAGGATGAGAGCATTTGGCTGTCGCAGCAGGGCATGGCAGAACTGCTCGGGGTGCAAAAGCCGGCAATCAGCAAGCACTTGAAGAATATTTTTGAAGAGGGCGAGCTGGATGAAAAAGTGGTTGTTTCCAAAATGGAAACAACCACTCATCACGGGGCGCTGGACGATAAAACGCAGACGAAAGAAACGAATTTCTATAATCTTGATGCCATCATCTCGGTAGGCTACCGGGTCAATTCCCGCCGGGCAACGCAATTCCGCATCTGGGCTACTGGCATCCTCAAAGAGTACATGACCAAGGGTTTTGTTCTGGACGACGAACGCCTGAAGCAAGGCAAGGATGCTTTCGGTAAGGACTACTTCCGCGAACTGCTGGAGCGTGTCCGCTCCATCCGTGCCAGCGAGCGCCGGATCTGGCAGCAGGTGACGGATATCTTTGCCGAGTGCAGCATCGACTATGACCGCAATTCTCCGGTAACAAAGGACTTCTATGCCATGGTGCAGAACAAGTTCCACTATGCCATCACCGGCCAGACGGCGGCAGAAATCGTGTACAACAAGGCCGACCATACCAAGGAACACATGGGGCTGACCACATGGAAGAACGCTCCGGAGGGCCGGGTGCTCAAATCGGATGTTTCGGTGGCCAAGAATTACCTGTCTGAGAAGCAGATCCGCCAGCTGGAGCGCACGGTGTCCGGTTATTTTGACTACATCGAGGATCTGATCGAGCGGGAAAACACGTTCACGATGGAGCAGTTCGCGGCCAGCATCAACGAGTTTCTGTCTTTCCGGAGGTATGACATTCTGCCGGACAAAGGCAAGGTGTCGGCCCGGCAGGCCAGAGCGAAGGCCGAAGCGGAGTATGACCTGTTCAACCCGACCCAGAAGATCGTGTCTGACTTTGACCGGACGATCCGCCAGATGAAGGAGAAAAACTGATGGAACACTGGGCGGGCCGGTGGAATAAACAAAAAACGCCCCCGGTGCTACCAACACCGAGGGCGTGCAGATCAGACTGCCCAGAGGGCAATACAGACCGAACAACTGTATTCTACCACCTCCGGGCAGGCTTGTCAAAGTGTATCTGTGGAGGTGCATTTTATGGGAAAACGAACCAACACGGCAGCCTGGCTGCCGAATCAGCAGCGCTGGCAGATCAACGTCCAAAAGAATGGTGTGCGCAGATCCTTTACCAGCTCAAAGCCCGGCCGCACCGGCCAGCGTGAAGCCAATGCAAAGGCGGACGCATGGCTGGATGACGGCATCAGCAATACTCGGATGCTGGTAGAAGCAGCCTATCCGCAGTGGATCGGCGAGCTGAAATTGACCACCAGCCGCTCCAACTGGGAACCGATCCAGAGCCGGTGGAACGTCTGGGTGCGTCCAGTCATTGGCCGGAGGCGTGTGGGAGACCTGACGGAACAACAGCTGCAAGCCATCATCAACAAAGGATTTGCAGGAGGACTGAGCAAAAAATACCTTTCCAACATGTGCACGGATTTGACCATGTTCTGCAAATGGCTGCGTCTGAGCAAAATGTCCACTCTGCGGCCGGAAGAACTGCATGTGCCAAAGGGTGCACGCTCCAAGGAAAAAGAAATATTGCAGCCGGAGGATCTGCGTACACTTTTTGAGGTGGACACTACGATCCTGGACGGCAAACTGATCGAGGATCCTTATGTCAATGCGTACCGGTTTAGCGTTGTGACTGGCCTTCGTCCGGGTGAGCTGATCGGACTGAGCTGGAAGGACGTAAAGGGTGGCCGGGTGAAGATCCGGCGAGCTATAAACACCCGTGGCGAGGAAACCCGCGGCAAGAACGACAACGCTGTGCGCGCCTTTGCACTCACCGATAGTGCGGCCGCTATTCTGCAGGCACAGAAAAAGCTGACAGGCGGGCAGGAGAGCGTGTTTGGCATCTCCTGTGAGGACACCTATAGAAAATATTGGCGGCGCTACTGCGAGGCCAACGGCCTGCACTATGTTCCGCCGTATAATCTCCGGCACACGTTCGTATCACTGGCAAAAACGCTGCCAGAGGGACAAGTCAAGCCCTTGGTTGGCCACTCCCGCCAGATGGACACGTTCGGAATCTACGCGCATCTTATTCATGGCGAGGATGTGCAGACTGCCGCAGACCTGGACAACGTTCTCAGCCGAATCCTTGATCCGGAAAACCTTGAAAGATAACACATTTTGTAACACACTTCTATTTCTCGCACCGTGTTTGCGGTTTCATTCCCGGAAAAGCAGATTTCAGAATTTGACGGGAATACGTTGAATGCACATGCCGGGTTTTCGCCGGAAAAGTTCTGGACCGGGTTCGGTGCCCAGCAGCACGGTGGCATTGTAGGTCTTGCCCTTGGCGCTCTTGCAGCCCTTCAGCCGGACCCGGCCATCCCGCAGCAGCTTGTCCGCCACATGGGAATCCAGCCGCTTGCCCAGACGCTTGAAGAACGCATTGTCCTTCCACAGCACGAAACGGCACTCCCGGTTCTCGCAGAACCATCCCTTTTCACGCTCCACGACAGGCTTACCGCAGTTCGGGCAGACACCAATAATTTTGTTTTTCATAAGCGCATTCGCTCCTTTCGCAGCCTCGGTGGTCGTTACCAGCGAGGAAATCATCTCTTTGATTTCAGTCATAAATTCACCCGGCTCCATTTCGCCGCGTTCGATTTGCAGCAGTTTTGTTTCCCAATCGGCGGTCATTTCCGGGGATTGGATTTCTTCGGGCATCACGGTGATGAGGGCTTTGCCTTTGTCGGTGGGCAGCAGCACTTTGGTTTTCTTGATGCCCTTGCGTTCCAGAAAGCCCTTCTGCACCAGCTTTTCAATAGTTGCGGCGCGGGTGGCCGGGGTGCCGATGCCCTGACGCTCCACGCTCTCCGGCATACTGTCTGCACTGGCGGTTTCCAT